ATGGGTTCATACCTGTTTCATAAGGTATTTTAATTTGCATTCCTTCAAACGGTTTAGCATAGCGAGTTTTCATAACTTTACAACCAGCGCGAATACCCATAACATCACTAATCTTGTTACCATCTTCATCTTCTTTTAACTTCATTTTCTTCATAGCAACAACAATACTTGACGCATATATAAAGCCTTGACCGCCCGAGATCTTGTCATCTGGATCAAACATGTCTTGCGAAGCATATGTATGATTAGTACAAACCATTCCAACATTATAACTACCGAAAAAGTTTACACAATTCCTTACTAACGCTGTAAGTGCTTTAGGTTTACGACCCATGTCACCTTTTAAATCACCTGCTTCGAACTGGTTCATGTCTGTTGGTGTTAACAACATACCCAGCGAATCAACTACAAACAATACCTTTGGACGCTCGCCGTCGGGTAAAGATTTGTAATCTTGCATAAATGTTGAAATGGTTTTTGCTACATCATCAATCATAGCCATATTGAGTTTAAGCAATTTACTTTCGCTTGTGTCAACACCAAGATTATGTAACCATTTTTCATCGAGCGCATTTTCTGTATCAATTAATACAACAAAAATACCTTGATCCTGTGCGTTTTTTACAATATTTCCAGAACAGATATAAGACTTTCCTGCGCCGGATTCGCCAGCAAATACAGTTACTTTGCCTAGCGGAATACCTTTATTAAAATCTCCCGAGATCAAATAGTTTAAAGCAAAGTTGCCTGTGCTAATCCAATCTGTGGGATCATTAAATCCAATTGACATTCCGTCAATTGATTTAGTAATGTCCTTTCTGAACTTACTGAAGTCGTATGGCTTTGCCATTATTATTCCTTTGAGTTATAGTAGATATAATAGCATAAGAGTTGCCTCTTATGCTATTATTTTGGCTTAATGCTTAGGCTTTTTGACGAGCACGAATCATCGCAAGAATGTCTTGCGCCTTATCTGACGTTGCCGCAGGAGTAGCTACAGGAGCACTTGCTGAAGGAACATCATCTTCGTCATCAAAGTTACTTGCTACAGGTGCCGGTATTGCTTTGGCTACTGGAGCAGGCGCATCTTCTACTTGGGTTGCTGGAGTACCGGATCCTGCCGGTGCGTTAACACCTGCTGGACGGAAATATTGTCCCCAACGCTCTGTGTCATAACTCTGACCATCAACCGATGCTTCGAACATTTCTTTGATAACTTTGAGTTCAACATCGCCTGGTTTCTTTGGCAAGAATGTTGATAAATCAAATAAACCATACTGTTCAACAGCCGCTTGCTCGGCTTCAGTAAGAGCTGATTCTTTCCGAGACCATTTAGAACCGCTATAATCAGCAAAGCCACCTTTTGAGCCTTTACTAATACGGAAGTCTAAGCCTTTGAGATAGTCTGTTGGAAGCTCTTCCAATTCTGGATCCATTAACGCACCTTTGATTAGTGTGAAGATTTGTGGACCAATAATAAAACGACGAATTGGATTTTCTGGAGTCTTATCATCAGTTAATGGGTTTTCGCGAACAAAACCTTGGAAAATATAATCGCGTTTTTTCCAATACTTACGGCCCATATCTTCTAATGCCGGATCTTTAAACCATGTACGCACTTCTGACAAGATTGGACAAGTTTCGCCCCACATTTCCACGCATGGAACACGGACTTGTACTTGTTTAGATTCTAGTTCCCCTTTAACACCATTAAATGGTAAACGAATCATTGCTCGTTCTTGCCAAAAGAATGTGTTTTTTGTATTACCGTCTGGGAGGAAACGGAGTGTGGCGTTTTGACCTTCTTCGATTGACCAATGTGGATAAATCGCCGAGTCGCCTTGTGATTGACCGCCTTGTTTGTTACCTTCTGCCGCTTGTAAGCGGGCTCTGATTTCTGCTAATGATGCCATTTTAAGTTGCCTTTCAAGTTTATAAAATGTGATGCCTATCTATGTTACTAGATTAAAGTTGCCTACAGTCTTATTATACACAGGACTGTCTGTGTTTACTACTAAACTGGTTAAGTTGCCTTACTAATGTTGCCGATTATTGCTTTCTAACACTTATTTATCTAAGGAAGATAGAACTAACAGATTTCATAGCGGTTAAATTTGAATCTTCCTGTCCATTTGTAGGGGTATCGTTTTCTCTAATACCAGCCAAGAATTTAATTCTAGCCATCATATCTTCGTCAGTACCTTCCACTGGTTCTAATTTACCGGAATGTCCATATGGGCCTGTTAACGCTGTATTTTCGTTAACTCCTTTAGATTTATGTAATTTATTTTTAAGCATTTTTAACTTTCTACTTAATGGATCATTTAATGCCACGCGGCCACCTGAACGAACAATTTTTTCAATTTCATCTTGTATTTTAGTCATTTGGTCAACGATACTGCCATTTTCTTCAAACCAATTCCCCCCTCCGACTGTTTCAGAAACTCCATAATCTTTTTGTAAATCATCATAGATCATTTGTAGAATTTTTTCGATATCATCTTTAGGATGTAGTCCTGTTTCGAATGTAATTTCCTCGATTTTGTCGTGTATCTGTTGTGAAACAAATTTTTCAATATTAGATTTTGGATTAGCATACACATCATAAATGTCAACGCTGTCTCGAGCAATATCTTGTAATAACATATCAACTTCACTCATAGCAGATTCTTCTAAACGATCAACAGCACGATCAATACCTAGATTACGTTTTATAAATTTCTTTTGATCCTTATCTTTTTCAGTTTTGTCTATACCTGTAATTGCATCCATGCCGCGTTTCATTCCTGAATAATGAACATCATTACTTGCTTTTTTAACATAATTTTTTAATGTGTCTGGACTTAATTCATCTAATGTTTCTGTACCATGGCCAGCACTTTCCAAATCACTAACAACATTTTTAATCCAACCGCTTACATCACTACTACCAATTTCATCTACATCACCTATCCACTCAGCTTGGTCACGAGCAGCATTCATAACAGCTTCTGGACCAAACTTAGCTAATAAATCTGGATGAGCCATCATAATACGATTAATAATAGCAGACTCTACTGGACTTGCGTCATCTGTAGCGAAAGTTTCTTTTACCGGAGGCGCTGCTTGTTTTGTAACAGGCACCCATTGACCATTTTTAAATTCTCGTTGAGCACCGGCGCCACTGTATTCATCTAATTCTTTTTGGTCAGGCTCTGGAGTTTTCAATTGCCCGATAACTTGAGCAATATCTGGATTATTTTTTAATTCTTCTAAACGAGTAAGAATAATTTCGCGAGCATCAGCATTAGCATCTTGATCTGCCAATTCTTGTAAACGGTCAAACAATTCATCATCACCAAGTAAATCATATAATAATTCTGTCGCATTAGTAGCATCAGCTCCGACTGGTAATTCTTGACTAAGCAATGTTACTAAAGCAGTTTGTTTTTCTTTAGTATCGGGAATTGCCCAAGTACCTTCAAGAATAAGGTTGGTCCAATTTTCAAATATGTTAGCTTCTTTCATGTTATGTTCCTGTTGTAATTTTGCTAATAACGGTAATGCTTGTTCAATTCGCGAGTCAATATTTTGTTCTATAAACATATGACGCAAATCTTCTATAATAACATCTTCGTCTGTTAATGCTGCTGGATTCCACGATTCAAAATATTTTGTATATCCAATTTTTGTACTTAAACTTTTCAAATTACTTTGAAGTGTTTCGTAATAATGTGTAGCTTGTTCTACTAACTGTTGTGTTTCGCCTTCAAAAATTTTGCCTTGATTAGCACGGCGGAAACGACTTAATAAATTCATTTCCTCGACAATAGTAACAATATTATTGCCCCGAGCATCATAAGGTTTTCCACCTTGTCGTACATGTTCTAACATAGCGCGACCGGCAGATAATTTTGTAAATGGAAGTTTGAATCTTTCACCGTCTGCAGTTTCAATAAACAACGATTGTATATTGCGAAAGCGAGCTTCACCTTCTCCTATGTTGCGTTTATGTTTAATCATCAAACGAGCTTGGGTAGTATCGGCATTCCAAGATACATCTTTTTTACCTTGCCAAGATTCAAATAGTCCTTCGTTAATAGCGGCTTGACCTTGCATACTATATTTTAATTTGTTTAAATTTTGTAATGTAAAACTGAATAAATTTCGCTTGGCAAACATCCGGAGTTGATATAAGAAATTAAACCAACCTTTTTTATCGTCGCCTTCCATGCTTTTGCCAATATTATCGCCAAAATAAACATTTAAGTCATTTTCATCATTGAGCATAATAACGACTGTGCCGTAATCTTGTCCTGATTCACCTTTATAATTAAAAGAAAATAAATCTGCTTCTTCGGGTGATTCAGCTGGTTTGCCATGATTGTTTAATGATTGTGGGTCGAAATTCTTGCTGATAAGCAAGTCATTCAACTTCTGATTAGCGTTGTTTTGTGCCATAGTATATTATTTAGCTATTTTTAATTTAATACATTGTCGAAATAAAGGGCAATGGCGGGGTAATACTTTCCCCAAAGTCCCGCATTTGTGTGTCCATTTCTGGGTGGTATGTTTGCAATAGTATCATCATACGAGTAACTAACAAAGCCGCCATAACTAAGTCATCTGTACTACCTGGTTTTGCCGCATAACTTACCCCGTTAGCTACAAAAGTTTTTAATTCAGAAATTAAAGGCCGACTACGCAATTTCATTTTACCTGATTCAATAAGGGTTTTCATTTTAGCACAAGCAGTTAGCTTATTTTTAGGGCTAGTATTAAAACCTTTCCGATACCGGCCGGCTCCTCGAGTAGGGTCCGACAAGAAAT